TTTGTTGCTGGAAAATTACTTAGATAAGGGGAAATACTATGCCTATGGTCGGAAAAAAGAAGTTTGCTTACTCTGAAAAGGGTGAGAAAGAGGCTAAAGAGTATGGCAAGAAAAAGGGTATGCCTGTGACCATTATGGTTGCTGTTGGTAAGCCAAAAGGTATGCCTATGCGTGGTCAGCGCACTGCAACTAACATGATGAAGAAATCAGGGAGAGGCAAATGAGTTCACTATCTGGGGCAAGAACCCTATTAAATGCAGTAACTGCAAGTGGTGCTTCTACTGCTGTGCAAGCAGACGCAGGGCAACCCGCATTTTTGCAAGTTACAGGAATAACAGTCGCTACTGTTGCTTTCCAAGGAAGTCTTGATGGGACAACATTTGCAACGATTGGTACTGCTTTGACTGCTGATGGCATTGTCACTATTGCCAATGCGCCAAAGTATTTGAGAGCCAACTGTACAGCCTACACCTCTGGAACTATTACAGCAAAGGTCTTGTATTAGTATGAAAAAGACCAAAGCACAAGCCAAAATTAGTAAAGTCATGCGTGAGTACAAGGCAGGTGATCTGCACTCAGGCAAGGGTGGTAAGGTTGTTAAGTCTCAGAAACAAGCGATTGCAATTGCATTATCAGAGGCTGGTAAGGCGAAGAAGAAATGAAACAAGGACTTTATGCCAATATCAATGCCAAACAAGCAAGAATTAAGGCTGGCTCTGGTGAACGGATGCGGAAAGTTGGTAGCAAAGGTGCGCCAACTGCCAAAGCGTTTATTGAGTCTGCTAAAACTGCAAAGAAACCAAAAAAGGTGAAGTGATGAAAACTCCTGCTTGGCAACGCTCCGAAGGTAAAAATCCTAAAGGAGGGTTGAACTCCAAGGGAAGATCATCTTATAATGCGGAAACTGGTGGTAATTTAAAAGCACCAGTAAAATCAGGCGACTCTTCAAGAAGAGCAAGTTTCTTGGCTCGTATGAGTGGCAACGATGGTGCTGAATACGACAAGAAAGGTGAACCGACAAGACTGCTTCTTTCGCTTAAAGCATGGGGTGCATCCTCAAAGGCTGACGCAAAGGCAAAGGCTAAGTCTATTTCTGAACGAAATAAGGCAAAAGCGAAATGAGAGCATTATCAGTTGGTGTTAGTCCTACGGCGGCAGTAGACACAACAGTCTATACCTGTCCTACGGGCTATTACGCCAAATTTACTGTAATGTACATTCACAATACAGGCGGGTCTACCAAGCATATAACTGTTCAATGGTTTGACGCAAGTGCTAATACCACTCTTGATATATTGACCCAATACGATTTCTCAACAAAAACCTATTTGCAGTTTGATGGCAACGCCTACATTGTTTTAGAAGAAGGCGATAAGATCAAAATAACTACTCAGTCGGCAAGCACATTCAGTTTTATAGCCACATTTGAAGAAGAAGGGTTGACTAGAGCATGACCTACCTAGAACTTGTAAACGATGTTTTGGTGCGACTCAGAGAGCCTGTGGTCACAACTTTCAGCGAAACCACTTATTCCACCTTGATTGGCAAATTCATCAATGATGCCAAGCGTCAGGTTGAAGATGCCTTTAGTTGGAACGCCTTGGGTGCAACCATCACAGTAACAACTGCCGCTAGTACCTCTACCTACTCCCTTACAGGGGCTGGTCAGAAGTTTCAAGTTATGGATGTAATCAATACAACTAGCCTTTTGGGGCTAAAAAACATTAGTTTTGTGGACATGAATCGCAAACTGAACTTTGCACCTGTTGCTACTGAAACACCCACAGAATATGCTTTTGATGGGGTAGATGGTTCTTACGATACACAAGTAAAACTCTATCCAATCCCTAATGCTGTATATACAGTTAAGTTTATGCTGACTGTCCCACAACCAACATTGGCATTAGATGCCACAGTAGTAAAAGTTCCTGATGTTTTAGTGGTGCAAAACGCCTACGCAAGAGCATTGGTAGAGCGTGGTGAAGATGGCGGTTTATCTTCCTCAGAGGCGTATAACTTGTATCGGGCAATGTTGTCTGACTATATTGCTTTGGAAGGCACACGCTATCCAGAGAATCAGGAGTTTGTCAGCATATGACGCAAAGATTGCAGACCTTTAGTGTTCAAGCCCCAGGCTTCTTTGGGCTAAACACGCAAGACTCTCCTTTGACATTGGAGGCGGGCTATGCGTCTATTGCCACCAATTGCGTCATTGACCAATATGGACGTATTGGCGCACGAAAAGGCTTCTCAAGGGTTAACTCATCCTCTGGCAACTTAGGCGCAAACGATATAAAAGTAATACATGAATTAGTGCAATTAGATGGCACTTTGACTGTATTGTTTGCTGGCAACAACAAGTTATTCAAGTTAGATGGCTCTAACGCTGTTGTGGAGTTGACCTATGGGGGTGGGGGTACTGCCCCAACTATTACTAATAGCAATTGGCAATGTGCATCTTTGAATGGCATTACCTATTTCTTCCAATCTGGCTTTGACCCGTTGATCTATGATCCTGCGGTAAGTACTACTACTTATAGGCGTGTGTCTGAGAAGACGGGCTATACAGGCACAGTTCCTTTGGGAAACATTGTTATCTCTGCCTTTGGTCGTTTGTGGGTGGCTGATACTACGGCAGACAATGTAACGATTAGTTTCTCTGACTTGTTGGCAGGGCATAACTGGACTGCGGGAACATCTGGGACTCTTGATGTTTCTAGGGTTTGGGCTAATGGTGCAGATCAGATCATGGGTTTGGGCGCACACAATAACTTTTTGGTTATCTTTGGTAAGCGTCAGATATTGGTTTACTCAGGGGCAACAACCCCCTCCACAATGTCATTGGCTGACACCATAGGCAACATTGGTTGCTTGTCAAGGGATTCCATAGTTTCTACTGGTTCAGACATTGTTTTCTTGTCTAACTCTGGTGTTCGTAGTTTGTTGCGTACTATCCAAGAGAAGTCTGCCCCATTGCGTGACTTGTCAAAGAATGTCCGTAATGACTTGATGACCTATGTAGCTGGTGAGACATTGGCAAACGTCAAGGCGGTCTATTCAGAAGTCAATGCTTTCTACCTTTTAACTCTTCCTGTTGCCAAACAAGTCTATGTATTTGATACCAAGGCGCAGCTACAAGACGGGTCTGCTAGGGTAACAACTTGGGATTCTATTGAACCAACTGCATTATTGGCAAGAAGAAATGGTGATTTACTGATTGGCAAGAATGGATATGTTGGAAAATATGGGACATATCTTGACCATGCCTCTACCTATCGCTTTCAGTATTACACCAACTATGCTGATTTAGGTGATGCCAATGTCACATCAATCCTGAAGAAAATCTCTGTGGTTGTGATTGGTGGAACTAACCAGATATTGACCATCAAGTGGTCTTATGACTTTTCAGCGCAATATTACTCAACCCAAGCAACTATTCCTATTTCTACAATTGCTGAGTATGGAATGGCCGAATATGGTGCAAATGGTAGTCCAGTAGCATACTATTCAACAGGCATACAAATTGGCACTTTGATTGGTCAAGCATCAGGCTATGGCAAGGTTGTGCAAACTGCTTATGAGATTGAGATCAATGGCTCGGCCATCAGCATCCAAAAGATTGAGATTCAGGCTAAAAACGGAAAACTTGGGTAAGGAACAAACATGGCAAATTACACAAAAACCACTAACTTTGCGGCTAAAGATGCACTTGCGTCAGGCAATGCCTCCAAGGTTGTCAAAGGTACTGAGATTGATACAGAGTTCACCAATATCCAAACTGCCATTGCTACAAAGGCAGATGGAACATTTACGAACTTCTCATTTGTTGAAACATCAAATGTCTTGTATATCTACAATGTAGCAACGCCTGTGGCAAAGATTGATGCCTCTGGTAATTTAACTGTGATTGGCAACATCATTGCGAATGGAACAATGTAATGAAAGCATCAGAAATCATTAAAGCAGATGCGGTCAAGCGCAAAATTGACCCTGATAAAGCCTTGCGTACTGTTAGTGCGTTGGTTAAGGCTAAGTCTGCTGTTTTGATGCAAGAGAGCGATTCTGTTCTTTTGGTGCGTAAGATTAACCCAACATCCGCAGAGATTCATTTGTTTACTGAAGATAACCCAAGAACATTGGCAAAGGCTGTTATTGGCTTTGTCAGAAGAGGTAAGGCGTTAGGCATTAAGACTGTCTATGGCAAAGCAGATAACCAAGGGATTGTGGAATTGATGAAGCGTCTTGGTTTGAATGTACAAGCATCTGACTTGCAACAGTACAACTGGAAAGCACAGATATGAGAAATAGTCTTGCCTTATTAGGTATACCAGACCTCCCCATAAGAGCGTTTCGCCATGTTGGGGATAGAAGAATTCAGCCCCAAGGTGGTGGTGGTGGAATTATTAACGAGATCATAGAAGCACCAGGCAATATTGTTGAAAGTGCATCAGAGACTTTGGCTGATGTTGATGACACAGTAAATCAAGAAATCCCAGGCGGTTGGGCAACTGTTATAAATGTTGCAACAGCAGGACAAGCGACTCCTTATGTCTCAGCGACTCAAGCAGCAGTTGCATTAGACAAAGGTGCTAGTCTTGAAGATGTTGCCAAAAACTATGCTATTAGCCAAGTCGCTGGTCAGGTTGGTGGTGCAGTAGGCGCAGAAACAGGTTCTAGTTTTGCTGGCAATGTGGCTAGTGGCACTACTGGTGGATTATTGAGTGGCGCAACGCCAGAGCAAGCATTAACGGGTGGATTAACAAGTGGCGCAATTAGCCAAGTAACGCCATCTACTTTATTAAGTTCTGGTGGAACTTCAGGACAAGGAACAACGGGAGCAAATAACATGGCAGTTGATGATTACACATATTATGGCGGCGGTGACGCTTTTGACACAACAAGTGGACTATTTTCGCCAACCACAATCCCTGCACAAGATATAACTGGTGGCGAAGGTTACTACGACACAGGTAGTGCGCCTTATACCCAAGAACAAATTGATGCCCTAATTCCACAAACCTATGGTGGAAATAATGCTCTCTCCTCCCTAGATGCGGTTACACAAGCAACCATCAGACGAGCATTGGCGGCTGGTGGTAGTGCGGCTCAAGGCGCAATGAACTTCTTGTCTAGTATGGGTGGAGGAATGAACTCCAACCTATTGCAAGGTGGGGTAGGAACTGCTGCCCAACTAATGCAATTGCAAGCAAATAGGGAAGCGGCACAGCAAGCACAAGCAAGAATTGGTCAAGCAACACAACAAGCTGTTGCTGGCGCACAGTTCAGACCCGTTGGCACAACTACTCGTTTTGGCACATCTAATTTCCAAGTTGATCCTGCTACTGGTCAGTTGGTAAGCGCAGGATATACAGCTGCACCTGAGATCACTTCTGCTCAAAATAGACTTATGGGTTTGGGTGCTAGTTACCTAGCGCAGACTCCTGAAGAAGTTGCCCAACAGTACATGAACAAGCAATATGACTTGCTCGATCCAAGTCGGCAAAGACAGTTGGCTGGTATCAGAAATCAGGCATTCCAGACAGGCCGTGGCGGTTTGTCAGTAGGTTCTACTGGTTTGCGTCCAAGTGGCGCACAAGGTTTGATGGGTGCCAATCCTGAAATGGAAGCGTACTACAACGCCTTGGCGCAACAAGATGCACAGTTGGCTGCACAGGCACAACAAGCTGGTCAACAAAATGTATTGTTTGGAACGGGCTTGTTTGGTCAGGCTGGTCAACTAGAAACTATGGCACAACAACCATTTACTTTGAGCCAAGGTCTTGCTGAAAAATCTGCCTTGGGTGGTGCAAGGGCTGGTCAACTTGGCATACAAGGCAATGTATATGGCAATGCCATAGGCTTGTCTGCGGCTAATACTACCAATCCGTATGCTACTGTCTTAGGTGGACTAAGTAGCCCAACATCATTGTTGGCACAAGGTTTAGGGTCATACCTTGGTTCGTCTGCGCCATCAAATGTTGGTGGTACTGGTAGCACATTTAATACTGGCTACTATGACCCAATGCAACAACAGTTTTAAGGAGTAATCATGGCAACAGATATCGTAGGTGGATTGTTTGGTATTACTCCTCAAGGATATGAGAGACAGCAATACGAGCAAGCATTAAAAGAAGGCCAATCATTTGGAACTCCTGAAGGTCTTTATGCCTCTGCCGCACAACTAGGCCGTGGTCTTGGTGGTGCTATGGGTGCTGTAGACCCAATGTTGCAAAAGATTTCTGCACAGAATCAGATATTGCAGGGTTTAGATATTACCAATCCACAATCAATTACTACTGGTATTGAAAGAGCAACTCAAGCGGGAATTCCAGAATTGGCTTATCGGTTGTTAGGTGCAAGGGATGAGGCAATGAAGCGGCAAATGGGGTTGCAGTCTCAACAAAGAATGCAACAAGCCCAAGGCTTATTGCCAAGCATATTGACCGCTGGCACTCCAGATCAAGTAACTCCAGAAAAAGTCATTGTTGACGAAACTGCTGATACCTCATATTTACAACCAGAAACTGTAAAAAGAGGAACTCCAACTATGGTCAATCAACAGGTTGTCCAAGCATTGAGCATGACCCCAGAAGGACAATCAGTTCTTGAAGGATATTACAAAGCCCAAAAATCTGGTAGTGAAGCAGATAAAGCACAGGCTGAAGCAAATATCAAAATGGTTGAATCTAGATTTGCACCACAGTCACAACAAGCAAAATTGATTAAAGATGCTGCTGACGCACAAAAAGCGGCTATTGATGCAAGTTGGGAAGATAGGGTTAAAGCCCTTGGCTATGCTAAAACAACTGCTGAAATTAAAAATATCAATAGTGAAATTAATGTTCGTGGTGCAAAACTTGGATTGGATACACAAACTACACAAGTCACTATTTTGGAGAAGTTGGCTCAAATCAATAAATTGAATACTGACATTCCAGAATCAACTAGAAAAATTATCAACGACAGCGCAGTTGTTGCCGCAACATCAAAACAAGCGGCTAACCAGTTCAATGACTTGGCATCTAGGATTGAGTCTACTGGTGGTGGTTATGGTGGATTATCAACATTTAATTCTTACTTAACAAAGGTTGGTGGATTCCAAAACGGAACTTACGATTTGCGTCAGGAGTACACAAGGTTGCGTAACAATGCGGCGATTAAGTCTTTGCCGCCTGGCCCCGCAACGGACAAAGACATTTCACTTGCATTGAGTGGCTTCCCAACTGAGACAGCAGATGCTAGAACACTTGCTAGTTTCTTGCGTGGAATGGCAAAACTTCAAGAGATTGATGCAACAGTTGCCAATGCAAAAACTGATTGGGTTGCTCAAAACAATGGAGTTCTTACAAGAGCCAATAAAACTTTTGTGGCTGGTGATTACACGGCAAAACAAGGTGAGACTTTTGTTGACTTCTCAAACCGCATTGCGAAAGATGTAAATTCACGATATTCTGGCGTTGGCGAAAGAGAAAGAGTGCAGAGTCTAGTAAGCCAAATTCCAACAACAGGAGAATTGCCATCAACTGGAACAAACATTTTGAATCAAGCAGATCAAATTTTGGCTAGACCTCGTGGAGCAAGATAATGGCAACAGCACAAGAATATGCAACTTGGATAGTTCAAAACAAGGATTTGCAAGGGACTCCTGAGTTTGAGACTGTTGCCAAAGCCTATGAAGTAAAAAAGCAAAGTGAGAATCTGACAACTACAACGGCTCAACTTGCACCAAGACCTAAAGAGGCTGGCATTGTTGAAAAGTTGATTGGTGTTGGTGAAACTGGTTTGGCTATAACTACTGGTCTATTTGGCGGGACTTTTGGTGGTTTGAGAGGTGGTATTGGTTTTGCGGCTCAACAGGCTAGAGAAGGCAATATTCGTGATCCACAAGCAACTAGAGGTCTTGAGCAAGCCATAGTGCAAGGCGCACAAGAGTTCACATATATGCCAAGGACTGAGGCTGGTCAGGAACAAACTCAGGCAGTTGGTAGATTTATTGGCGAGACAATCCCCCCAGTTATTCCAGTTATTGGTGCGCCATCTATGTTGGCTCAAGCCACTAGACAAGCGGCTCCATTTGTAGAAGCCAATATCAGAAGGGGTGCTACTGCGGCTCAAGAAATGGCGATGATTCCTGTTCAAAGAGGAACTCAGATGGTGCGTGATGTGTTTGGCGTTGAGACTCCAGCACCAATGGGAGCAACTGGCAGAGCAAGTGGCGGTGCTATGGCTACTCCAGCAGAATTACAACGCATGACAACCGCTGAAGCATTGCCTGTTCCTGTTAGATTAACAAAAGGTGCGGCTAGTCGTGAGGCAGAACAGTTGGCATTTGAAAAAGAACAAATGAAGGGTCAGTTGGGGCAACCTTTGCGACAACGGGCTGAAGAAAACAACTTACAACTATTGCAAAACTTTGATGCAATTGTTGATCTGACAGGAGCAGAACAAGTTAGAAGCGGACTTGCCGCAACTGGTAATTCAGTTATTAACGCATTGTCAACTGGATGGGAAGGCGCAAAAGCAAAAACAAGAGCCGCTTACAAGAATGCTGAAGCACAAGGTGAACTTGATGCTTTGTTGAATCTTGAAGATTTGGCTAAATACATAAATGATAAATTGCCAGAGTCTACTGTTGCGCCAGTTCTTAATGTTGCAAGACAAAAAGGCATTCAACTTGGAGCATTAGAGCAATTACCTGATGGATCTGTTCAGGCTTTACCAACAACTCTTAAAAATAGTGAGTTATTAAGAAGGTCAATTAGCGATACAACTGGTTTTGATCCAACTAATAGACTATTTAGTAGTGAATTAAAGAAGTTAATTGACCAAAACACAGAAGGTTTAGGTGGAGAACTATACAAACAAGCTAGAGCATTGCGTGAGCAACAGGCTAGAAAGTATGAAGGTCGTGCAATTGTTGCCAACTTGCTTACAACAGTTAAGGGCAAAGATGATCCAAAGATTGTTGCAAGTGAAGCATTTCAGAAGTCTATTCTTAATGCCTCGCCAGAGGAGATTACATTTCTAAAACGTGTTTTGTTGACAAGTGGCAAAGATGGTCAACAAGCATTTAAAGAATTACAAGGTGCAACTGTTAAGCATCTAGAAGATATTTCTACGGCTGGAGTCGGAACAGACTCACAAGGCCGTGCATTGGTATCAACTGCAAAACTTAACTCTGCCATTAACCAATTGGATTCCAACGGAAGATTGGACATTATTCTTGGAAAGAAAAATGCAGAAATTGTGCGTGATCTAAATGAGGTGGCTAAGTATGTGACTACAGTCCCGCCTGGCACTCTTGTCAACAACAGCGGTACAGCTGGTGTTTTGTTGGCGGCAATGGGTGAGGCGGCTACTACTGGCGCACTAACTGGTTTGCCACTTCCTGCAATCAGCATATTAAGAGCAGTTAACCAACAAATGAAAAACAACAAAACAAAGGCAAGAATCATGCAGTCTTTGAATAAAGCAGAAACATCTAAACAGGAGTAACCCATTGACCCTTTCAGTCTCCTCATGTTGGCGCAGGGTGCAGTTAGCTTTATCAAGCAAGGCTGTGCGATGCTCCATGAGGGCAGGATGGAACTGGAAGGGGCAAAGAAAACTGTTGAAGGGGTTATTGCAGATGTCAAGGCCATCAAAGGCATCTGGAACTGGCTCATTGGTTTACTTAGTGGAAAGCCAAAGTCCAAGTCAACAGAAGAAGCCCCAAAGTCTTTGGCGAAAGCGAAAACTGCCTCTAAGAAGCAACAAACTTATGAGGAAATGGAACTTCTCCTTATTAAAGACATCGGGGAACGCCTTGGGTTGCTATTCGATACACAACAACAAATCAACAACTACTATCGTGCATTAGAGGAAGAGTCCAAAACTGTCTACGATCCAGAGCAAAACAGTAGTAAAAAGGCCATTGAAAGAACTCTGATTGAGTTACAGATGGAAAAGTTGCTAGAGCAAGTGCGAGAGGCAATGGTCTATGCACCAGCAGAATTGAAGGATTTATACAGCAGATTCTTGAAGATGTATGCAAAAATTGAGCAAGAGCAAGAGTGGGCGAGATCGGAGATGATCCGTAGAGCAAGAATACAGCGTTGGAGACAAGAACAAAGGGAGATTCGCCAGATTGAGATGGTAAGTGGCTTAGTTGCTGTTGGGTTTATTTCATTGATATTTGGATGGCTAATGTGGCAACTGTCAAACTTATCTGGTGGGTTCTAATTGGAGTGATGCTATGCGTTGTCGTTGGCGCAACAAGTATGGCCTACGTTGAAACGTTATACATGAAAGCACAACTAAAACGAGAGATCAAAGAGTTACGCAAATTGAAACAAGAACTGAAAGAAACCAAATGAAGTATGTCTTGTTGCTGTTATTGCTAGTGGGATGCGATGACCGCTATCGGTATTTTTGCCAAGACCCGAAGCACTTTTCGGCTAAACGCTGTCAGCGTCCTGATTGCCAGTTCACCCAAGATTGTCCCGACTATCTAGTAGCACCTATTCTGGAGAAACAAGTTGTCCAACCCTCACAAATTCCAAGTCAATCGGCTTCTGACGCAAGAGGAAATTGAGATACGAGTTTGGGCTTGCGTAGTCCTAATCGTAACAATCATCCTTGCTGGTATCGTGATCTTCATGCTTTATAGCCTGGCGTTTGTTGTGCAGCCAATTAAATCTATGGCTCCCATCGATTCAGCTTTTGCCAAGATGCTGAACGACATCGTGCTATTGATTGTCGGTGGCATTGGTGGCGTGATGAGTCGCAAGGGTGTGCAGACTGTGGCAGACAAACTGTCTACTCCTACACCACCTACAACCCCTCCACCAGCCCCACCACCAACGGCCACTTCTACTTGGACATCTCCATCTGGTGCATTGCCTGCATGGATAAATCCTGTCTTGGATGAAGAGTGGAGAGCGCCTCCACCCCCAACTACTCCACCAGATTACATTGATCCTGCCAAGGAAGAAATAGCCAATGAACGAGCGTTAGCAAAGGCTGAGACATGATCCCTAATCCTTGGATGATCTTAGGTGCTATTTTTGTAGCTGTCAGCGTGTATTTCTATGGCCACCATAGAGGTTGGGATGAGCGTGATGCTGAGATGCAAGCGGAGATTGCCATCAAGAATGAAGAATCTAGAGTTAAAGAACAAGAACTTGCCAAACAACTAAATGACCAATCATCAAAACTTTTGGAGGCCAACAATGCCATATCTGAAAAACAGTCTAGTCTTGATCGTGCTATCCGTGCTGGTCGGGTGCGCCTCCCGTCCACAAGTTGCGTACAAACCAATGGAAATCCCCCCGCTGCCAGCGGAAATAGCAACCAAGCGGCAAGCGAATCTGACACAGAGACTCTCCGACTTATTGCTCAAATCGCCGCAGACGGAGACAAAGCAATCAACCAACTCAACGCCTGCATCGATGCCTACCAAGCAGTAATGGAGAAATCAAATGGTAAACGCTGAACAACTGCAAAAACTCCACATTGGTGCCGATTGGGCGGATGCCTTGAATGAGACATTCTCTAGGTTCAACATCACTACAAACAACCAGAAGGCTATGTTCATTGGGCAATGTGGCCATGAATGTGGCAACTTCCGAATCCTTGAAGAGAACCTAAATTACAAAGCTGCCACCCTAATGAGGCTATGGCCTAGGAGGTTTCCTACCTTGGAGAAGGCTAATGAGTATTCTGGCAACGCTAAAAAAATTGCAAATTCTGTCTATAGCCTACGCATGGGCAATCGTGACGAAACTTCTGGTGATGGCTATAGGTTTAGGGGTCGTGGTTGTATTCAACTTACTGGTCACTCGAATTATTTTCATGCTGGCAAAGCATTGGGGGTTGATTTTGTTATGGAGCCTGATCTTGTTGCTACTCCTAAGTTCGCTGCTCTTACCGCAGGATGGTTTTGGTCTACCCACAACTGTAATGCTCCAGCGGATGCCCTTGACTACACTAAAGTGACTCGCATCATAAATGGCGGGACTATCGGCCTAGATGACAGAATCAAACACACACAACAGGCGTTGGCGGTCTTGGGCTAGTCTTTGTCTTTTTCCCACCCAAGGTAGAAGACTGCCACAAGAACTGAAACGCCTATACATACTCCTAGTAGGAGTACAACAATTAAGGTAAGGATGTTTTCAATCATTTGATCTTGCTCCTAATTAAGTCTTCCAAACACTTCATCAGAGTGAATACCGCACTCAAGAATGAAGGGGCTAACATCCCAAGAATAAAAAGCGTGACATCATACATATCTTGTCTCCAAATACATTTCATGGAATGCCCAGACAACTAACCAATCCCACATGAGGTGAGGACAATGACCAGAATGGTAATACTTTGCCATCTTTAGGCAATAGGCTTTAGTTGGTGCTGGTTGTTTCATACTTTGCCTCCAATTCGGTAACTCTGTCAGACAGTATACGAACCAACTCGCTCAATACTGCGACTTCAGCAACTAGCTTGGCCTCCTTACTAGGATGGCGAATTGCTTCTTTCCTGACAGAACTTTGCTCCATTGCGCTAAAGAATTCCTTTTCCTCTGGAGTCTCTATTTGTATTGGCACAACTAATCCAATTGGTTTTCTAGTCATGTTCGCTCTCTTATTCTTTCAGCAATAACTTGTGAGGGGTGAGGCCAACCAACCGCCCATTCGTCAGCAATCTTTGCACACGCCTCACGTTCAGCTTTAATTCCACTATCTAAACCCTCAAGATAGGCTTTCTTTGACTCAGCCTTGACCGCCTCCTCAATCATGCGCTTGACTAACTCATGTTCAAATGTTGCTTTCATGTTTCAAACCCAAATATATTTGCTAAACATATAGATAAAGAAACCAATAACAGCAATCAGCGCACAAAGGATGGCAAAGTCGCTGATCTGCGGTTCACGATAAGCACCTGTGAAGATGTCTTCATTCACATAGTCTTTCGGCCATGCCTCTTGCATGGTGCGTGGGAACATACGCACAGTTGGATGGTTTTCTTCAACTTCTTCTTGCATCATTTTATTAAACTCCTGTAAGCGTTAATTGCGTCTTTCAGATCGTTTTGCAGCTGCTCAATATAGTTTTGTTGCTCTTGCATCTTAATATACGCCTCTTGAGCAAACTTGGCTAGATTCTCTTGGCTCCATGACTCGAATGTTGGCATTGTTATCTCCAAAATCTTTTAAGGTTATCTGTTGCGAAATGCTTTTGGTACTCAGTTTCTTTGGGGGTGGTTAACCTGTTCTTTTGAG